GCAGGTCGGCGCGACCGAGGCCGGCAACAACTGGATCGGGTTCGTGATCCATCACGCGCCGGGGCCGATGCTGGCGGTGTTGCCCACGGTGGAAATGGCCAAGCGCAGCTCGCGGGGCCGGATCGATCCGCTGATCGAGGACAGCGCGGCGCTGAAGGAGCGCGTCAGGCCCGCGCGCTCGCGGGATGCGGGCAATTCGATGCTCTCGAAGGAGTTCCCCGGCGGCATCCTGGTGCTCACGGGCGCCAACTCGGCCACCGGCCTGCGCTCTATGCCCGCACGTTACGTGTTTCTCGACGAGGTCGATGCCTATCCGGCCTCGGCCGACGAGGAAGGCGATCCGGTCACGCTGGCCGAAGCGCGGACAACAACCTTCGCGCATCGGCGCAAGGTGTTCATGGTCTCGACGCCGACCATCCGCGGGCTGTCCCGCATCGAGCGCGAGTTCGAGGCCAGCGACCAGCGGCGGTACTTCGTGCCGTGCCCGCATTGCGGGGCAATGCAGTGGCTGCAGTTCGAGCGCTTGCGCTGGGCAAAGGACCAGCCGGAGACCGCAGCCTACCACTGCGAGGGCTGCGCACGCCCCATTGCCGAGCATTACAAGACGGCGATGCTGGAACGGGGCGAATGGCGGGCAACCGCCGTGGCAACCGACCCGACCGCTATCGGGTTCCACCTCTCGGCGCTCTATTCGCCGATCGGCTGGAAAAGCTGGGCGCAGATCGCGCGCGACTGGCTGGCAGCCCAGGGCTCCGACGAGATGCTGCGCGCCGCGCGCAACACCCTGCTGGGTGAGACATGGGTCGAGAGCGGCGAGGCCCCGGACTGGCAGCGCCTCGCGGACCGGCGCGAGACCTATCCGGCGCAGATCCCGGAACGGGGTCTGTTCCTGACCGCCGGGGCGGATGTGCAGAAGGACCGGATCGAGGTCGATATCTGGGCCTGGGGCCGCGGGCTGGAAAGCTGGCTCATCGATCACATCGTGATCCCGGGCGGCCCGGACGATCCCGCCTGCTGGGAGGCGCTGACCGCGCTGCTGGGCCGGACATGGGTCCATGAGCACGGCGCGGTCATGACGCTGGCAAAGCTCGCGATCGATACCGGCTATGAGTCCGCGGCCGTCTATGCCTGGGCGCGCCAGCAAGGCACGGCCCAGGTCGCGCCGGTCAAGGGGGTGGAAGGCTTCAACCGCGCCACGCCGGTTTCGGGGCCGACCTTCGTCGACGCGACGGTGAACGGTCGCAAACTCAAGCGCGGCGCCCGGCTCTGGACCGTGGCCACGGCCACCTTCAAGGCCGAGACCTACCGCCATCTGCGGCTGGAGACGCCGAGCGACGAAGAGCGCGCCAATGGCGTGCTCAACCCGCCCGGCACGGTCCACCTGCCGGACTGGGCCGACAGCGAATGGCTCAAGCAGCTGGTGGCCGAGCAGCTGGTCACGATCCGCAACAAGCGTGGCTATGCGCGGCAGGAATGGCAAAAGCTGCGCGAGCGCAACGAGGCACTGGACACGCGCGTCTATGCCCGCGCCGCGGCCTGGATCCTCGGAGCCGACCGGTTTGACGAGCGGATGTGGCGGCAGCTGGAGACACAGGCCGGGGTGGAGACCGCGGCCGCGGTGGTTTCCGAGACTGAGCCTGACACACCCACCGAGCCGCAAGCGGGGCGCGTGACCACACCCCGGCGACGCGGCTGGCGGGTGAGTACGCCCAGATACATGGAATGACGATGACCCTCGACGATCTCAAGGCCCGCCACAGCGCCCTGCTGGCGGCGCGCTACAGCGGCACGCGCAGTGTCAGCTATGACGGCAAGACCGTCACCTATGGGTCGGACGCGGAGCTGGCCGCGGCGCTCGCGGATATCGAGCGCCGGATCGCCAGCATCGAGCGTGGCGCCGGGCGGATCTTCCGGCCTTATGCCGTGAAGGATCTGTGATGGCCGCGATCAACTGGCGACAGCGCCTCGGGGCTTTCATCGGCGGGTTCGATGCGGGCCAGCACCACCGCCGGCTGCGGGGGTTTCGTGCGACCCGCGCGCATGTCAACGCGCTGATCGCAGCATCCGGCCCCGACATCACCGCGCGCGCCCGCTGGCTGGTGCGCAACAATGGCTATGCGGTGAACGCGGTGGAAAGCTGGGCGGCCAATACGGCGGGCGACGGGATCAAGCCGATCTCCAAGATTGCCGATCCCGCCCGCAAGGAAGAGCTGCAGCGGCTCTGGCTTGCCTGGACCGACGAGGCGGATGCCGAGGGGCTGACAGACTTCTACGGGCTGCAGCGCCGCGCCGCGCGCGAGGCGTTCATCGCGGGCGAGGTCTTCTTTCGGATCCGGCCGCGGCGCCGGGAAGACGGGCTGACGGTGCCTCTGCAGCTGCAGATGATGCCCGCCGAGATGCTGCCGCTGGAGCAGAGCGGGACGGCCGCCAATGGCAACGCGATCCGTCAGGGCATCGAGTTCGACCGGATCGGGCGCCGCGTGGCCTATCACTTCCTGCGCCGGCATCCCGGTGACAGCACCGATCCGGGGCTGGCGGGCGAGATCACGCGGGTCCCGGCGGCCGAGGTCATCCACGTGATCGACCCGGTCGAGGGCGGTCAGCTGCGCGGGGTGTCGAAACTGGCGCCCGCCATCGTGAAGCTGTTCCTGCTCGATCAGTATGACGATGCCGAGCTCGACCGGAAGAAGGTCGCGGCGATGTACGCGATGTTCGTCACTTCTCCTGCGCCGGAAAACCCGCTCGCCCCGCCCGAGGAGGACGGGCCGGATGCCGGCCTCGAGATCAGTCCGGGCCAGATCGTGCGGCTCGATCCGGGCGAGGATGTCACCGTGGGCCAGCCCGCCGACAGCGGGGCCACCTACGAGCCATTCCAGTATCGGACGCTTCTGCAGATCTCGGCAGCCCTTGGCATACCCTATCCCTATCTCGCCAATGACATGGTGAAGGGCAACTTCTCCAACTCGCGGCTGGCGCTGATCGAGTTCCGCCGCCGTGTCTCGGCCTGGCAGCACTCGGTGATGGTCTACCAGCTGTGCCGTCCGGTCTATGCGCGCTGGATGGATGCCGCGGTGCTTTCGGGCGCGCTGACCCTGCCGGACTACGAGGCCAACCGCGCAAGGCTGCTGACCGCCGACTGGCTACCCACAAAATGGGACTGGGTCGATCCCCTCAAGGACGCCAATGCCGAGATCGCCCAGATCGAGGCCGGGCTCAAATCCCGCACCCAAGCCATCGCCGAGCGCGGCTATGACGCCGAGCAGGTCGATCGCGAGATCGCTGCGGAACATGCCCGAGAGCGCGCGCTGGGCCTCGATTTCCGCCGGCCGGGATCACCCGCGCAGGGCGCGACGGCGGTGCCGGGCGAAACCGAGGAAAGGGACGCGACCAACAGCGACGACGCAGACGACACCGCGGAGGACCGCCCGCGCCAGGATGAGGACCAGCCCTGATGCTCCACGCCCGTATTGCCGCGCGCGCCTTCAACACGCCGCTGCTGGTCGAACCTGCCAAGGCCACGGCGTTCCTGTCAGGACTTGGCCCGCGGATTCTGGGGCGGCAGGTGGAGATGACGAACGAGGGTGACGCTCTGGAAAGTGCAACGCGATTGCCTGCCCATGCGAGCATCATTGCCAAGGGCCTGCTCGGTGATTTTCAGGAGCATGGAGAGGCCCCCTATCCGGTCATCGACGGCATCGCCGTGATCGAAATCTCCGGCGTGCTGATCCATCGTGGATCCTGGATCGGGGAGTCCTCCGGCCAGACCAGCTATGAGGGGATCGCCGCGCAGATCGAGGCGGCGGCCAGCGATCCTGCCGTCCGGGGCGTGGCTCTGGAGATCGACAGCTTCGGCGGCGAGGTGGCCGGGGTCTTCGATCTCGCCGACCGCATCCGCGCGTTGCGCCGCGACAAGCCGGTCTGGGCCTTCGTGGCCGAGCACGCCTTCTCGGCCGGCTACGCGCTGGCAAGCCAGGCGAGCCGCATCCTGCTGCCGCGCACCGGCGCGGTCGGCAGCATCGGTGTGGTCGTCATGCATGCCGATCTCAGCGGCCAGCTCGACCGGGACGGCGTGCGCGTGACGCTGATCCATGCAGGATCCCACAAGATCGACGGCAATCCCTACGCGCCGCTGCCGGACGCGGTCCGGGACGACATCCAGCGCGAGATCGATGTGTTGCGGTTTCTCTTCACCGAGACCGTCGCCGCGGGTCGCGCCGGGCCCCTGAGCCAGGACGCCGCGCTCGCGACCGAGGCCGCGATCTATCGTGGGACCGATGCTGTCACGGCGGGGCTGGCCGACGATGTGACCGATCTCGCAGCCGGCTTCGCCAGCTTTCGCGCACATGTCGCCGGTGAAAACACCCCGCCGCGCCCGCGCGTGCACATGGCTCGACCATCCCGATCCAGCCCCCAAACCACCACACGAAAGGAGACCGCCATGGCCCATGCGCCAGACAATGAGACCACGCCGCAAGACAGCATCGACAATGTGCAGCAGGACGACAAGCGAAATGCTGCGCCCGATCGATCCGAAGATAGCGCGTCTCCCGAGGCGACCGACATAGCGCACACGCCTGACGCGGCGGCTGCGCCTGCCACACCGGCGCCCGGGATCGCATCCGCATCTCCGCCGGCATCTCCACGCGCATCGACACCGGATCAATCCGCCACAGAACCAGGCAACCTGGCCGAGATCTCGGCACGGTTGCGCCGGGAAGCGGCAGAGATCACCGAGATCGCCGCTCAGGCGGGCCGCCTCGGCATCGCCATCGACGCCGCGAAAGCCCTGCGTGAAGGGACAACCCCCGAGGCCCTGCGCAGCCTCGTGCTCCAACGCGCCAGCGCCGCTGCAGATGCCCGCGATATCGTGGCGGCACCGCCCTCACCGGTCCTGCCACAGGCGACGGAAAGCCCGCTCATCGCGGCGGCAAAGCGGGACGCAGCCGCGGGCAAACGCACCTGACGCCCAAGCTGCGCCTGGACCTACCTCCCGACAAACCAATGCCCGACCGATCCCCCGCCGCACCACTCCGGCAGGGGATTTCCCTTGTCTCTTGGCCCTGAAGGATCCCCGACATGCCCGTTCTGACCCAACCGCCCACGATGGGCGATGTCCTCAAATACGAGGTCAACCCGAACTACACCCGCGAGACCGTCCCGCTGCTCGCCGGCACCGCCTATCCCGTCGGGTCGGTGCTGGGCCGCATCACCGCCAGCGGCAAGTACAAGCTTGCCACCTCCGGCGGCACCGACGGCGCGCAGACCGCCGGGGCCGTGCTGCTCTATGCGGTCGATGCCACGCCCGGCGATGCCGTCGGCGTCGTGCTTGTGCGCGGCCCCGCGATCGTGTCGCGCGCGGCGCTGGCCTATGACGGCACCGTCGATGACGCGGCCAAGATCACTACCAAGATCAGCCAGCTGGCGGCCCTCGGGATCATCGCCCGCGACACCGCCTGATCGGTCGCGAGCGCCGCCTCGCTCTTCTTCCCTGTTTCCCGCCCAACATTCTTCGGAGGTACCCCATGACCCTCACTCGCAACCCGTTCGACGCGGGCGGCTATTCGCTCGCCGAAATGACGCAGGCCATCAACATCCTGCCCAATCTCTATACCCGCCTCGGCCAGATCAGCCTCTTCCGCTTCGAGGGCGTCACGCAACGCTCCGTCGTCATCGAGCAGCGCGAGGGCGTCCTCAGCCTGCTGCCCTCGGTCCCGCTCGGCGCGCCCGCCACCGTCGGTAATCGCGAGCAGCGCTCGATGCGCAGCTTCGCGCTCCCATGGATCCCGCATGACGATGTGATCCTGCCCTCGGATATTCAGGGCATGCCCGCACTCGGCGTCTCGGACACCGCCGATCCGCTGGTCGAGGTGATGAACCGCAAGCTCACGCTCATGCGCCGCAAGCATGCCCAGACCCGCGAATACATGGAGATGAACGCGCTGCGCGGCATCGTGAAGGATGGCGCGGGGACCACGCTCTACAACTACTTCACCGAGTTCGGGATCACGCAGATCTCTGTCGACTTCGTCTTCGGGACGGCCGGTACGAACATCCAGGGCAAGGTGCGCAGCACCCTGCGCGCCATCGAGGACAATCTGCTGGGCGAGACCATGACCACCGCGCATGCGCTGGTCAGCTCGGAGTTCTTCGACAAGCTGATCAGCCACCCCAAGACCGAGGACGCCTACAAGTTCTACTCGGCCACCGGCGGCCAGCCGCTGCGCGAGGACATGCGCCGCGCCTTTCCCTTCGCAGGCATCCTCTTCGAGGAATATAACGGCTCGGTCACACTCTCGAACGGCACCTCGGAGCGCCTGATCCCCGCGGGGGAAGGCATCGCCTTTCCCCTCGGGACATTCGAGACCTTCACCACCTATGGCGGACCCGCGAACCTGCTGGAGACGGCCAATACCGTGGGTCTGCCGCTTTATGCCCGGCAGATGATCGATGCCAAGGGCCGCTGGATCGACCTGATGACCGAAGGATCGATCCTGCCGGTCAACAAGCGCCCGCGGCTGGCGATCCGCCTGCACAGCTCGAACTGACGGGTAAGGCAATGTCGATCTTCGCCCTCGCCATGGACACACTCTTTGGAGATCCCAACATCGCCCGCGATGCTGTCTACATCGCGGACGCGGGTGCGCCGGTCCTGATCCGCGTGGTCACCCGCCGCGCGGACGACATCTCCAACTTCGGCGACGCGCGCCTCTGGTCGGAGACCACGCGGATCGATCTGCGCGTGGCTGAGGTGCCGGGCCCGCGCCCCGGCGACCGTGTCGAGATGGATGGCGAGGCGTTTCTCATTCAGGGCGAGCCGGTGCGCGACCGTGAACGGCTGGTCTGGACGTTGGACCTGAGGCCGGCGCATTAGCTTGGCAGCGTAAGACCAATAGCCTGTCGGGTCAGGCTCGTTTTATCAGGCGGATTAGGAAAAGCAGAATGACCGCACCGATGGTCGAGTGGATGATCGCACCAATAATCCCTGTAGCGATACTGACGCCGATCTGCGGGAGGATGAGACCGGCAAGAAACGCGCCAACGATACCAACAACGATATTGCCCAAAAGACCAAAGCCGAATCCTTTGACTATCAGACCTGCTAGCCAGCCGGCAACGGCACCAACCAGTAGAATAACGATCAGGCTTTCAATTCCCATGAAGTGTTCCTCATTGTTTTGGCAACCCAACCGACCGATTCGGTCAGTCGCCGCTCGGCGCTGAAGGGCGTTTCATCTATTGATAGACCTATCAGGTTGACCAGGATGTGGGAAGCTGGTGAGGCAGACCTCGATAATTATGGTTTGGTCAAGCACTCGAAACCGTTGCGAGTACTCAGATGGACCAGCAATATGAAGTTCAAGCTTGACATCACGCCCAACCTCACCGCGTTCATGGCGGCCGAGATCAAGACGGGGGAGCGCGCGGTGACAGCGGCCATGCGCGAGGCCGGGACCAGCCTGAAGACAGCCTGGCGCGGGCAGATCACCGGTGCGGGGCTGGGCACGCGGCTGGCACGCACGATCCGTTCTGAGCAATACCCGAACGGTCAGCCCAGCCTGAATGCTGCAGCCCTCGTCTGGTCGAAAGCGCCCGACATCGTCCGTGCCCATGATACCGGACCACTGATCCGCTCGCGCAACGGCTTCTGGCTGACGATCCCGACGGCAGCCGCCGGCAAGTCCCGCCGTGGCGGCCGGATCAGCCCGGTCGAGTGGGAGCGCCGCACGGGTCTGCGCCTGCGCTTCGTTTATCGCCGCTCCG